GTTGGTAGTACAACTGTTATACCAGTAATTACTGCTAACGCAAAAGGACTTGTAACATCTATAGGTACTGCCTCTATATCTACTCTATTAACAGTAGGTGCAGATAGCGGTTCTAACGATACAATAACAGTAGGTACTGATACACTAGATTTCTCTGGTGGATCAAACATTACAACAACAGTTTCAAACAATGATATCTCAATCGCCTTAGACGCAAGTCCAAGTGTGACTAACTTAACAGTTGGTGGTAACATTGTTTTTGAAGGTTCAACAGCAGACAGTTTTGAGACTACATTAGCAGTAACAGACCCAACAGCTGATAGAACAATCACAATACCTAATAAAACAGGTACTGTGGCATTGACAACTGATACATCATTCCCACAATCAACATTAACTGAACACCCAGCGGCGCAAGGAAATGCTGACTTAGCAGGAGGTGAAACTCCTTTTGAAGCAATCGTTGACGCATTCCAGGTCATTACATCTAATTTGTTTGACCACATGGAACCTAGAGGTTCAGTAGTTACAGTTGATTTAGGAAGTGTAGCATAATAGATTATAAATAGTATAAATATAGCATAGAATTAACTAGGAGAAAAATATGCCAACAGCATTACAATTAAGACGAGGATCAACGTCTCAAAACAATAGTTTCACAGGTGCTGTAGGTGAGGTAAGTGTAGATACTGACAAAGATACTCTTAGAGTCCATGACGGCTCGACAGCAGGTGGTTTTGAAGTAGTAACAACATCAGCAACACAAACACTCACAAACAAAACCTTAACGAGTCCAAATATTTCAGGCGCTTCTTTCACAGGTGCAAGTTTCACTTTTGAAGGTGCTTCAGACGACAGTTTTGAAACAACTCTAACTGTTACAGACCCAACAGCAGATAGAACAGTAACTATCCCTAACGCTACTACTACACTAGTAGGAAGAGATACAACTGATACTTTAACAAACAAAACTTTAACAACACCTACTATTAACGAAATAGACGGTTCTACAATTACTATAGACGCTTCAGCAGATATTATATTAGACGCTGATGGTGCTAATGTAACTATAAAAGACGGTGGTACAACAACACTAGATTTTGTTAGTAACGGTGCAACAGATATTACTTTAGACGCTCCAGGCGATGTCAAAATAGACGCTGATGGCGGAGACATAATCTTTATGGATGGTGGTGCAGTTTATGGTAGTGCAACAAATAATTCAGGTAACTTGATTATCAAATCAGGAACTACAACAGCTGCAACATTTAGTGGCGCAAATGTAACATTAGCAGGTACAGTTGCTTCAGGTGCAATTACATCATCTGGTACAATTACTGGTACTCAAGCGATATTATCAAATGCAAGTCCATTAGTGTTTGAAGGTGCAACAGCAGATAGTTTTGAAACAACTATTGCAGTTACAGACCCAACAGCAGATAGAACATTAACTTTACCAGACGCAACAGACACATTAGTAGGTAGAGCAACAACAGATACATTGACTAACAAAACACTAACTACTCCAGTTATCGCTGAGATAGATAGTGGTTCTACGATTACTTTAGACGCTACTACTGATATCGTATTAGACGCAGATGGCGGAGATGTTTTCTTAAAAGACGCTGGTACTACTTACGGTTCATTGACGAACACAGGCGGTAACTTGATTATAAAATCAGGTACAACTACTGCTATGACCATGTCAGGTGCCAATGTAACAATCGCAGGTAACTTAACAGTATCAGGTTCTACAACTACAGTTGATAGTTCAACAGTTAACTTACAAACAGGTTTCGTTTTTGAAGGTTCAACAGCAGATAGTTTTGAAACAACACTAGTTGCTACTGACCCAACAGCAGATAGAACATTAACTTTACCAGATTTAACTGGTACAGTTTCAGTAATAACTGCTACAGAAACATTAACAAATAAAACACTTACAACTCCTGTAATTGCAGAAATAGATAGTGGTTCATCAATCACACTTGACGCAACTACAGACATTATCTTAGACGCTGATGGTGATAACATCACTATGAAAGCAGGTGGTACAACTGTCTTAGATTTTGTTTTAAATGGTACGACTGATGTTACATTAGACGCTCCAGGAGATATTAAGTTAGACGCTGATGGCGGAGATATTTTCTTCCTAGACGCAGGTACTACTTTTGGTAGTGCAACTAATAACTCTGGTAACTTAATTATAAAATCAGGTACAACTACAGCTGCAACATTTAGTGGTGCAAATGTAACATTAGCAGGGACAGTAGGTTCAGGTGCAATCACATCATCAAGTACAATAACAGCAACCGGTGCAGTATTAAGTGGTTCTGTAGTATTTGAAGGTGCAAGTGCAGACAGTTTTGAAACAACATTAGGTGTAGTTGATCCAACTGCTGACAGAGCAGTCAACATCGCCAATGTTGCAGGTACATTACAACCATTCGCTGCTGCTTCAACAGACGCAATCACAGCAACACCGGCAGAATTAAATTTAATTGACGGTGGTACTGCTAGAGGCACAACAGCAATCGCAGACGGTGATGGTGTACTAATCAATGACGGCGGTACAATGAGAATGACTACAGTTCAAACTCTTGCTGCCTACCTTGATGACGAAATTACAGCAATGCCAAATCTTGTGTCAACAGGTGCCTTAAACTCTGGTTCAATTACATCAGGTTTTGGTAACATAAACAATGGTTCATCTACAATCACAACTACAGGTCAGATAACTGGTGGTATTATTCAATCTACTAACAACATGTTAATAGGTCAAGGTTACTCACTTGTATTTGAAGGTTCAACAAATGATAGTTTTGAAACAACATTAGGTGTTGTTGACCCAACTGCTGATAGAACAGTTAATATTGCTAATGTGGCAGGAACTTTACAACCTTTTGCTGCTGCTAGTACAGACCAAATTACGGCAACACCGGCAGAAATTAACTTAATAGATGGTGGTACTGCTAGAGGTACTACTGCTGTTGCAGATGGTGATGGTATCTTAATTAACGATGGCGGTACTATGAGAATGACCAATGTTCAAACAGTATCAGCATATATGGCAGCTGAAAGTGTTGGTGGTTCAAACATAGTTACTACTGGTGCCTTAAACTCTGGTTCAATTACATCAGGTTTTGGTAACATAGATAACGGTTCATCTACACTAGATACAGGTGCTTTAACGGCAACTACAATAGGCGGTACAACAATTACTGCTTCAACTGGAGTAGAAACAAAGAACGGTGCTACAGGCGCAGGTTTTGTTAAATTCTTTGAAGATAGTGATAACGGTTCAAATGCAGTAACTTTAGTAGGTCCTGCTTCAACAGGTGATATAACAATTACTTTACCAACTCAAGCAGGTACAGTTGTTGTATCAAACACAACAGACGGTAATGATGTACAGTTAGACAGTTTAGGTCTTAATACTGCCGCTTCAGGTACTGCTGGTGAGTTAAGAGCAACAAACGATATTACTGCCTTCTACAGTTCAGATGTAGCGCTTAAGGAAAACATTATCAACATTCCTTCTCCACTTGAAATGATTAAGAAAATCAACGGTGTATTCTTTGATTGGAAAGATAGTTTCATTGAGAGTAAAGGTGGCGAAGACGGATACTTTGTAAGAAAAAGAGATGTTGGTGTTATCGCACAAGATGTTGAAAAAGTTATGCCAGAAATCGTTGGTACAAGACCTGACGGTATCAAAGCAGTTAAATATGACAGACTAGTATCAGTATTGATTGAAGCTGTTAAACAATTAACAGACGAAGTTACAGAATTAAAGAAAAAACAATAAGGAGAATATAATATGGCAACGCCAAGTGGACAGATAGGTTTATCAGAAGTAAACGAAGAATTAGGTGTTTCACCTACATCTACTGCTATTAATATGGGTTCAACACCTGTAAGAAGTTTAGCAGGTATACCTTCAGGTGCAATCGCAATGTCTGATTTGCAAAGTAAAACTAACGAATATACATTTACATGGTTAGTTGTTGCAGGTGGCGGAGGCGGCGGTGAGAACCAAGGTTCAGGTGCCGGTGCAGGTGGTTTCATCACAGGTTCAATTGAAAATGCACCAGGTATTTCTTATTCTGCTTCAATTGGTGGCGGTGGTTCACCAAACACAGGTTTTACAAGTAGAGGTAACTCAGGTAGTAACTCAACATTTCACACAACAACATCAACTGGTGGCGGATATGGTGCTGCTGAAAACCCAGGTATTGGAGGTCCAGGAGGTTCTGGTGGCGGTGGTCGTCAAGGACAATCTGCCGGTTCAGGTATTGGTGGTCAAGGTAATCCAGGTTCAGTAGGTCAAGGTGGTGGCGGCGGCGGTGCCGGCGGCGGTGCAGGTCAAGGTGGTTTAGGTGTAAATGGTGGTAACGGTTCAACATTCCCTGGTGATGGTATCACTTATGCAGGAGGCGGCGGTGGTTGGCGTCCTGGTTCAGGTTCAGGTGGTAATGGTGGCGGCGGAAATGGCGGTGCTCCGGGAGGACAAGCTGCTCAATCAGGTCAAACAAATAGAGGCGGCGGAGGCGGCGGGTTAGGTCATTGGGACCAAAACGCAGGTTCTGGTGGTTCAGGTAGAGTTGTTATTGCATATCCAGGTACTACACAAAAAGGTTCAGGTGGAACACAATCAATTGTTTCATCTAATAGAGTTCATAGTTTTAATAGTCCAGGAACATACACAAGTTAAGGAGAATATTTAATGGCACATTTCGCTGAGTTAGACAAAGACAATAAAGTTTTAAGAGTATGTACAGTAGATGACAGCAATGTATCTGCTGATATGGCAGTTGATGGAGAAACTTGGTGCGCTAATAATATTCCTGATGATCCTACTATTACATATGTAGATGGTGCTTATCCAGGTGTCGCATGGAAACAAACATCTTTTAGTCACGGATTTAGAAAAAGATTTGCAGGTCCTGGTTGTTATTTTGTAGATGATAGTGGTACAGGATACTTTACAACACCAAAACCTTATGCAAATTGGGTATTAAATACAACTGACGGTGCATATTATCCACCAGTTGCATTACCTACTATAAAAGATTATGCTGAAGGTGACCAAAAGTATCAATATCGTATTACATGGGACCAAGACAATACAAGATATACTGCTGTTAAAGTTGTAGGTAGTGAAAATCCATACTGGAGAATAAACACTACTAATCTTAATGCACAAAGAACTAATTACGAAGACACAGCATACGAAAGTGTAACTGATCCATCATCTGATTTAACACAAGTAAGAGTTTGGGACGCAGACGCTAAGAGTTGGTCTTAATTATTAAAAGTTACATCATATCCTGTAACTAAATCATTTCTAATAGAATATCTCATTAAAGACGGAAAACTAATAAGTGTTCCCTCAACTACATCTATAATTTTTTCTTTACCATTTAATGTGAGTGTAAGTTTGTTATCATGCCAAAAATATAAAAATATATAATGTGAATGGCGTATTTCTGATTTACCTAATTTATAATCATCTGTCCAGTATTTGACATAATTAGTCCATTTACTTTCAAAATAATTCATTACATTTTTCGTGTACTTATCATGTGTAAGTACGAAAATTTCCCACCACGGTTTGTCTTCTTTCATTAACTTTAAAAAGTCATCTTTTTGTAAATGGTGTTCTTCTACTTTTTGAACATAGATTGGAAATTCAAATTGTATTATATCTCTACCTTGTATTTTCATTTTATATATGGTCTCGCAGAATTAGGTAACCCTAGTATAGGTCTACCGTCATATTTGTTATCTTTTGATTTTGGGTCACTAGCGTCATTATAATGTAAGAATACTTGACCACAACTTTCGCCATAAAACTTTTCTCTCCAATGTTCTAATTCTGTTCCTCTATACATCAAACAATCACCTGGTTCTAAATCTACTCTGATACCAGGATTATTTTCACCACCTGTATTATCAACATAGATTGGCCAAGCGTCACCACCTAAATTCATAGTAGCAGAAACAGCACATGATGGTCTATCTTTGTGTCTATGTAATTCGTTACCATAAACATATAATCTTGTATATGTGTATGTTTCAATAAGTTTCATATCTATTTCTTTTTCTAATTTTGATTTTGTTTCTACAAGTAAAGTGGTCATTAGTACATCATCATAGTTTGCCCAAGCATCCACTTGTTGGTCTGTCAATGCACCCCAATGGTCATTAAATGGTGATACTAATTTGTTTTCATGTAGAAATTTAAATACACGCCTCTTATTTAAAAGATAACGATAACATAAATTTGCCATGTCTGGACTAATTAAATTTCTAATTACTTGATAGTGTTCTTTTTTAAACATAAGATATCCAACCTGTTATAATATATTTTTCTTGTGATGGTGATGGTATACCCCTATGAGTATGCATCCAACCTCCCGGCCAAATGAGAGTTAATCCTTTTCTTGGTTCTACAAATCTTCTTTGATAGAAAAACTCCGTTTCGCCTTCATCTTTAACATCATTTAAATAAGTCATAAAGACTAAGTGTCTTTTACTAGTATAGTCAGCACCAGTTCTTTCATCTGGTACAAAATTTTGTTCATAGTGCCATTGTTTAAAACCACCACCTGGTGGGTAATATTGTATATTAAAGTCTTCTCTAATATCAAATTCAGGACAAGCACGATTTGCCCATACATATGTTTCACAATAACGCCTTGCTAAACTTCTTATTTCATTAATGTAATCTTTAATAAGTTTATTTGTATAAATGTTAACATGAACATCTTTACTATCTTTTTGACTTTTATCTACAGATTTATAACCTACTTTACCTGAAATTTTTTCTGAGTTACGGTGATGTTCTATTAATGCGTCACACATACTATCATCTATTTTATATTCGCCTATAAAGTTTGTCATACTATTTTATACTCATCTAAATCTGTTATTACAAAATTACCTGCTACACTATATCTTTCTACATCTGTTTTCATAACCTTGTGAGGTAAACTTGACTTAAATATTAGTAGTGTTCCTCTTTGAACAGGCATATCAAAACTTTTCATATTGTATATATTATATTTATTATAGATAGGTTTATATAATTCTTCTTGTCCAAATGATTGAAACTGACAACTTGTACCTTTGTCTATGTAAAGAACAAAACTATATGTACTATTCATATGATAATGTACTTCGCCTTGTTGACCTGGCATAAATTTTGTACTCCACATTCTTGTCATTTTGATAGGTGTTTGATAGTGCATAACATTATCATTAAAATCTTTTACATGGCGTTCTATATCTCTAGTTAAATCTGGTAATCTATCCCATATCATATCATCAACAGATTGAAAACCATCTGGTTCAATACTTTTATATTCTAAGTCTTTAATAATTTGTATATCACTTTCATGTAAATGTATCTTTGTATATGCAAGTGGTTTAGAAAAGAGTGGTTGTATTTCAATCATTTATAAGGTTGTCCTAAACTCCATATTACTAGACTTTGACGAGTACCTGATGTAACAGGTGTAACTCTATGTCTTACAAAAGATGGAAAGATACAAATAGACCCTTTTGGTTTTATCTGATCCACAGTAAACTCGCCATGTGGTGTAACAAACTGTAAATCACCACCTTCATATTCATTTGGGTGACATAACTGTACTGAACAAGATAGTTTTCTTATATTACCTTCTTCATTAGGTTTTGCACCTTGGTCTTCATGCCAATGATAATACTGATTTAGTTTGTACTTTGTAAACTGACATGCTTCTGACCAATGCCAATCAAAATTCCAACCAGCGTTTTTATTTGCTTGTTGTATCCAAGGGTGTATTTCGTTGTATATCCACTCATCATCTATCCAAGTGATATGACTGTCTCTATGTGATAAGTTTTTCTGAGCTGCTTGAGGGTTATTCTTTACGTCTTCCTCAGTCAAGTTTCCTGTCACACCTAGTCGTTCCTGGTGCTGTTGAGCAGTTTTTATTATATCATCACATACAATTTCTGGTATAACACCTGAGAAATAGTAATAATAATTTTCCAGTATCATATAGGTATATATAATGCATAAATAGTAGTATTATGGCACAAAATAACCCAATAACTAGTAGAGAAACACTTAAACAATACTGCCTAAGAGCATTAGGTAAACCTGTTATTGAAATCAATGTAGAAGACGACCAAGTAGAAGATAGAATAGACGAAGCAGTACAATACTTTGCTCAGTATCATTATGACGGTTCTGAAAGAATGTATTTAAAATATCAAGTTACAGCTGACGATATTACTAGAGCAAGAGCAAATGAAACATTAACTACAGTCACAGATACAGCAGATTCCACAGTAACAGCAAGTTTTAAAGAAGGTAAAAATTATATACCTATGCCTTCAAATGTAATGTCAGTATTACAAGTATTTCCTTTTACAGACAAGGCGGCATTAAATTTATTTGATGTCAGATATCAATTAAGATTAAATGACTTGTATGATTTTTCATCTACAAGCATTATACACTACGATATGACATTAAGACATTTAGATATGTTAGACCATATTCTAACAGGTGAAAGACCAGTTAGATACAATCAACACAAAAACAGATTGTATATAGATATGGATTGGGCACATGATGTTAAAACAGGCGATTACTTAATCATTGAATGCTATCGTAAGTTAGATGGTTCTACATTTACAGATTTATTTGATGACATATTCTTAAAAAAATATTTAATTCAATTAATCAAAAAACAATGGGGTACAAACTTATCTAAATTCCAGGGAGTTGCAATGCTGGGTGGTGTTCAAATGAATGGTGAACAAATTTACTCTCAAGCACAAGAAGAAATCAACAAACTAGAAGAACAAATACAGTTAAGTTTTGAGTTACCACCAAACTATATGGTAGGTTAATAAGTGAAAAATACATATTTCTCACATGGTACACACTCAGAAAAAACTCTTTATGAAGATTTAATCATAGAGCAGTTAAAGATATTTGGGCACGAAGTACATTATCTTCCTAGAACAACTGTAACGGAAGATAAAATATTAGGTGAAACACCTGATAGTAAGTACACAGAAGCGTATCAAATAGAAATGTATATAGAAGATGTAAACGGTTTTGCCGGTCAAGGTGATTTAATTGGTAAGTTTGGTTTAGATATGAAAGACGAAATAACTTTCGTTGTTAGCAGACGTTCATTTGAGTTATTAGTTGACCAACCATCAAATACAATTTCAATAAACAGACCTAGAGAAGGTGACATTATCTATATGCCAACCTTCAAAAAGTTTTTCCAGGTAGACTTCGTTGAAGACGAGGATCCAATGTATCAGATTAATGATTTACCTATCTTCAAACTTAAAACATCTGTTTGGGATTACAGTATGGAACTTGTTGATACAGGTATTACTGAGATTGATGAAAAATTAGAAGACGAGAATTTAGATTTATTACAAAATCAAATAACACTAGAGATTGGTACAACATCAGCAGGTAAATTACTTGCTGAAGTAACTGACGGTAATATTGAGACATTGTTAGCAGAGACAGGCGACTTAATTGTTGACGAAGTTGATGGCGACAATATCATACTGGAAGATGACCCTAATTTTGTTGACTATATAGTGTTAGAAGATAGCAACACAACAAACATGGCGGCTGATAGACCAGGCGCCGACAATATATCTTTTGATGATGAAGCAGGATTAAATGACAACGATACAAACAATGATATCTTTGACTTCACAGAAAAGAATCCATTTGGTGACCCAAGTGACTTATAAGGAGTAAATAATGTTTAAAGACGCACAATACCATGAACTAATTAGAAAAACGATAGTAGCGTTTGGTACATTGTTTAATGATTTGTACATATATCGTAGAGCGAGTACAGGAAAAGTAAATCAAAAGATGAAAGTTCCACTTGCATACGGACCAAAACAAAAGTTCTTAGCTAGAATTGACCAAGACAGTACAAGAGGCGCTGATGATGTAAAATCAACGGCACTTACTTTACCACGAATTGGTTTTGAATTAACAGGTCTTACATATGACCCTAGCAGAAAACTAAATCGTATTCAAAAGTTTAAGAAAGTAAAAGGCGCAGATACTAAGTCAATGACTAATGTTTATATGCCTGTACCTTACAATGTTTCTTTTACATTGTTTACTATGGCAAAAAATAGTGAAGACGCTTTACAAATTGTAGAACAAATATTACCAATGTTTCAACCTGACTATACAGTATCATTAAATGTAATGCCAAGTTTAGATATCGTAAGAGACGTTCCAATTATTCTTAATGATGTAACATACGAAGACAGTTATGACGGAACTTTTACAGACAGACGAGTTTTAATGTACACTTTATCGTTTACAGCGAAGATGTACTTATATGGACCTGTAACAAGTACAAAAGTTATTAAACAAGTTCAAGTAGACCAATATACAAATACAAGCACAGCAACGGCGAAAAGAGAACAACGATATGTTGTTACTCCTAATCCTACAACTGCTGACGCTGATGATGATTTTGGTTTTAGTGAAACACGTTCTTTCTTCCAGGATGCTGACGACTATGATCCTGAAAGTGGTACTGATAAAGAATAATACATAATTTTTTTATTATGACTGAGATAAAAATACACGATGGTGTTTTTGATAAGAAATGGGTTGATGATTTAGCTTATCACTTATCAACAAATGTTTCATGGATTGCTGACAATATTGCAGGAAGAAATTCTTGGCCGTATGGTCATCACGGCACTCATAGACTTATGGGTAGAACTTTCTATAGATATAAAAATAGAAAAGATGTTACCATATATCAAAAAGAATGTTTTGAAGATTTAACAAAGGCAATAGAACACTTAAATCCAAACTTTGAATTAGTAGAGATATTTGCTAATATGCAATTTATGGGTATGAATGGTTCTTTTCATAAAGATAGTAACAATGGTGATCCTAATTACAAATCTTATGTTATGATGTTAACATGTGATAATTTACCTAACGAATATATAGGAGGTGAATTTATTGTAAAAGACGGAGAGACTGTACCATTTAAACAAGGTAGAATAATAGAATTAACAGGTGATGTATTACACAAAGGTATGGCATTTAATATACCTAACACACCTAGGTTCTCAATAAAGTTTGGCGGATATGAAAAAAGTTGAAGATAAATTAAACGAGTTATTAGAAATAAGTGAACCTAAGCAAGAGATTGTTCAAACAACACCTGCTGTACCTAGACCTAATGAAAAAGAAGATATAACAAGTGATTATAAGTATAGTAGAGAAAACTTATATAATCTAGTAGAACGAGGACAAGACGCAATAGATGGTATATTAACACTTGCAAAAGAAACAGACCATCCAAGAACATATGAAGTTGCAGGTCAATTAATTAAGAATGTGGGAGAGGTAACTGAAAAGTTACTACAATTACAAGAGAAGATGAAGAAGTTAGGGGAAGAAACAAAAAAAGGACCTAGCAAAGTTGAAAATAATCTCTTTGTTGGGAGTACAGCAGAATTGCAGAAACTAATAAAAGATAATAAGAATGATAAAAATTAATGAAGAACGATTATGGGAAACTCCACTCTTTAATACTAACATTGGTGTTGACAAAGAAATATTAGATTATCTCATAAACAATAAAGACGAGATACAAGACACTAACGAAGACATGTCAGCTGCATGGGTTAGTAAAACAGACTTAGATTTTCCAACTCTCAAAAGAACTATAGAAGATTTTAGTCGTAGTTTGTTTGCTATGAATATAACTGAGATTAAGTTTACTAATATGTGGGCAAACATATTAAAAAAAGGTGAGTATCATTTATTACATAGTCATAATGAGCATACAATGTCAGGTGCATATTACTTACAAACACCTGTAAACTCAGGACAAATATATTTCAAAGACCCACGACCACAAACTAATTCGTGGACACAAAAATTTATAGATAAAGGTAACATGAGATTTTATACACCTAAACCAGGTGACTTATTCATGTGGCCGAGTTTCTTAGAACATGGTACTACACCACATGGTGCAGATGAAGAAAGAATAATGTTAAGTTTTGATTTAAGATTTAACGGACCAGGATACAAATTTGGACACAATGGATACAATGGCGAATAAAATATTAGTAATGGGTGGTGGTACTGCTGGTTGGTTAACAGCACTATATCTAACGAAGACTTTTCCTCAACACCATATTACATTAATGGAAAGTAAACCTATTGGTATCTTAGGTGCAGGTGAAGGTTCAACACCACATCTAGTAGCGTTTCTGAATATGTTAGGTGTAGATTTAAACGAATTACTTAAAGAATGTAAAGGTACAATTAAACAAGGTATCTCATTTGAAAACTGGAATGGTGACGGTGAGAAATACTTTCATCCTTTTGCAGTACAAAATGAATATAAACATTTTAGTATAGACAATTTATTTGGTTATGATAGTTATGATTATTATTTAAAACATTTAATTCACAGAAAAATGCCTTTGAAAGAGAATACTTATGCGTCTATACAATCATATAAGAATGTTATTGATACAGATAATATAGATAACTCTATACACTTTGACGCACACCTTTTAGCAGATTATCTTAAAAAAATTACAAAAGTTGATAAACATATCTATGATGAAATTAAAACTACACAACAAGATGAACATGGTAATATAACTAAAATAAATGATGTAGAATGTGATTTAGTTTTTGATTGCACAGGTTTTCGTAGAGAGTTAATTGGTAAGTTATATAAGTCAGAATGGAAAAGTTATCAGGATTGTTTACCAATTAAGAGAGCAATACCTTTCTTTCTACCACCTGAAGATAAACCTTACACACAAGCAATCGCAATGAAATATGGTTGGGTGTGGAAGATACCTTTACAACATAGATGTGGTGCAGGTTACATATTTGATAGTGATTATATAACAGACGAAGAAGCATTTGCTGAAGCAAAAGAAATGTTTCCTGATATAGAATATACAAGAACAATAAAGTTTGACGCAGGTAGATTTAAACAAACATGGATAAAAAATTGTATTGCAGTAGGTTTATCTTCTGGTTTTACAGAACCACTTGAAGCAACATCTATTTGGATGGCAACTGAACAATTAAAATTACTTGAAACATTTATTGATGTTATGTTTACAAATGATGAAGATACTAAACAAGATTACAACGAAGTTATTGCAAATAATAATGATATGGTTATGGAGTTTTTACACTATCACTATATGACTAAAAGAGACGATAGTCCTTTTTGGAAAGAGTTTAGAAAGAAAAACAATTTACCTGACTTTAATGTTAAGTTATCTAAAATACAAAAAGGTAATCTAAGATGGTATCATACAACAGGTGAAAAGATTACATCAACATTTAATCTTATGTCATGGTTACATGTAGGCGAAGGTCTAGGTCTTATCAAAGATATAAGTATTAAAGGGTACGAAAACTTAAACCCAACAGTAGAAGAATATGGACAAAACTTACCTAGGTAACCCTAACTTAAAAGCGGCAAATCAAAAGATACGCTTTACAAAAAAACAAGTAAGAGAGTTTCTTGCTTGTCAGGAGAATCCTGTTTACTTTATAGAAAACTATATTAAGATTGTTACACTAGACCACGGTCTACAACAATTCAAAATGTATAACTTTCAAAGAGAAATGGTAGATACTTTCCATGATAATCGTTTTAGTATATGTAAACTACCTAGACAGACTGGTAAGTCAACAACAATTATATCTTATCTATTACATTATGCTATCTTTAATGCAAATACAAATATTGCCATACTTGCAAACAAAGCGGCGATTGCTAGAGACCTATTAGGTCGTTTACAACTTGCATATGAGAATTTACCTAAGTGGTTACAACAAGGTGTTATAAACTGGAACAAAGGTAGTTTAGAATTAGAAAATGGTAGTAGAATACTTGCAGCTGCTACATCATCAAGTGCCGTACGGGGTGGTTCTTATAATGTAATATTCTTAGATGAGTTTGCTTATGTACCAAATAACATTGCAGAACAATTTTTTAGTTCAGTTTATCCTACAATATCTTCTGGTAAGAAATCTAAAGTTATGA